TAGTAATTGTTGTAGAAGTTGGAACTGTCGCCACCATGAAATTTTTATCATTAAAATCACTGGCACCGAAATCAGAATTAGTAATAGCAGTAAAATTATCTAAACGAATAATATCATACTTAGAAATATCATGAGCAGATGAAAAAGTTAATGTCACAGTTGCATCGCTTTGTGTTGTTGTAAAAGCACTTGTTAGTGTAGTTGTAGCTTTGATAGGAGTAATGTCATAAAATGCTCCTCCAGAGTATATATATAAAAATCTGTTTGTACCGAGTGCTGCGTACTTAGTACCACTTGAATTAACAAAATGGTGTAGTGCGGTGTTTCTTCCAGTAAGAGTATTATCACCTAACTGGGCCCAACCACCTATTTTTTCAGGTGATCCATATCTAAATCTAACATAATCACCACTGACCCATTGCCCCTCGCCGCCAGTTGCTGTGACCTGTTTGTTAAAACCTGGTTGTATTTTAATTTTTTGTAGCATAATCTTTTATGCCTATGGTTTAGGATATTTATCTTTAACTGCTTGAACTGCATCCTGCCAAGTAGAAGTATTATTTATTTTATCCCAGTATTGTAAATCCATTTGGTCTTGCCATGATGGATATTCATTTGCTCTATCTCTTTGATATTGAATAGAATTAAGATGTACTTCATATTCTGAAACTGCTGTATTAATTTGTTCTTCAGTTAAAGGAGATGAAAAATCTTTTAATACTCCATTTACTTCAGCACATTGAATATTGTACTTCCATTGTATTGCTTGTGATTTATTTATTGCCATATTTTCTCCTGTTATCCTGAAATTTCATTTAGTTCGATTGTATTTAATGCTGACTTGCCATTAAATGTACTTCCTCTACCAGTTCTTCCAACATACCAAGTTGTAGTATTGTGAGCAGCATCATAAAGGTTTCCAACTCTTATAGAATAATCAATTGCTGAAGTTGATGATGGAGCATCTATAATATCTATTGGAAAACAATAACTTCCCGCAGTATATGCTGTCCAATCTTGAAATGCGTATATACCAACACAAGTACTATCTCTAAAAATAGCAACACCAAATCCATTACTTGTATCTTGACCAAGTGCTCCAGCTTGTATAACTCCATGAATACGAACTTTATTACTTGTACTTGCTGGAGTAAGACTTTGTGAAAATATTTCTGTTCCTTCACTTACAAGAGGGTCTGTATCATCAAATGGAATAGTGCTTGTTCCACTTGCTGATGCTATTACTGCTGATATGCTTTGTAAAATTAGTCCACCACTAGCCGCTTGAAAATCTGATGCTGTTGCAGAAGTAGCTGTCCAAACTTGGTCTGCACTAGCTGTATCACTTCTGTTTATACTTCTATTATTTAATGTTGTTATTGCCATTTATTACTCCTTTGGATTTGCGTCTTTAATTGATTGTATTCTTGCTTTCCAAGCATCTATATCTTTATAAATTTCATCTAGCTGGTCGCCTATATTTCCATAAGCAGTTCTTCTAGTTGCTCTTATAACATTATTGTTTTCTTCTGTTTGTGCAGAACTTTCATAAGTTGCTAGTTGCTCATCTGTTGGTTTAGCAAGACCAGAAACATTCCAAGTATGAATATAATCTCCTGAACCATCATTCTGTAATATAATATTATTTTGTTCAGCTTCCCAAGTCTTTGAGTTTGCTTCTAAATATTTTTTAATTTTTGTATTTAATGTTGCCATAATTTCTCCTATGATGCTAATCTTACTCCTGACCAATTTGAACAAACATTTGATGTTTGAAAACTACTATGTTCTAAAACTGTTGTAGTTCCAGCTCCAGCAGTTACTTTTACATATATCTCTAAATAATCAGTAGCACTTAAATCTGCAATAATTGATATATGATTTGTTGAAAAGTCTAAACCAGCTCTACTTTTATCATGGTTAGTTAAAAGATAACTTCCATTTTTATAAATAGATAAATCATAGGTATCATTTTGACTATTATTACCACTAGTTTGAGTTTGAGTAATTGTTGCTGAAACTAAATATTTACCATCTTTTCCTGATGGAATAACAATTTTATTATTTGTATTATCCCAAGCAGAATCAGTATCAATAGTTGCTGTCCAAGTTGTAATTTTAGTAGCTGTATTATCTGAAATGGAGGCTTGGTCTCCATTCTTTTTTAAATCCCAAATAGTATCTGCACCACCAGCATCTTCAAAAGCACAAACCGCACCAGCACCAGAAGAAGTTAAAACTTGTCCATCATTTCCTGTTGCTACTGCTACTGGATTTCCTGATGTATCATAACTAATTATATTTCCATCTGTTCCAGCCGCCATCTTAGCTAAAGTTACAGCGTCATTTTGAATTTTTGCTGTTGCTACAGTGTCATCACTTGGTGTTCCAATATCAAGTACATTACCTAACAAGATTACAAAGTCTATTGTATCATTTGAAGTTAATGCCGAATTAAACGACAAAACTGCACCAGCTACTGTATATGCTGTTGTTGGTTGTTGAATAACTCCATTAAGCGATACAATCATGTGATTGACGCTTTCAGGAGATACATTTGAACTTCCTACTTGTAAGGTATAATCAGCAGTTGCAGATGCAGTTAGAGCATCACATTTCTGATATGCACCTACTTGAGGTGTTTTCCCAATATAAGCCATTAGTAATTTACTCCTATTCCATGTAATTGAGTTTCTTTAGAACCACTTGCTTGGTTTGCCCAGACTGCTTTGTAACGAACATCTGTACCAGAAGTACAAGTCGTTTCGCCTAGTCTTACTTGTTTAACTCCTGTTGAATAAACAGGTGTGATTGCATTGTAACTATCTGCCTCTGTCCAATTTGAACCACCATCACAAGTAAAGTAAATTATTAAATCTGTTCCTAAAGTTGCTGTTCCAGCATTGTCTTTATAAAGCATTGTTCCACCAACTTTTGTTTTTGCTGAACCAACTGTGTTAGCTGATTGAATTAATGTGCCTGTTGCACTTGAAGTAGTTGAAATTGTTGCAGTGTTAAAACTTACTTCTGGTAGCCAATTTGAAGCTGTTGCACCACTAGGATTTCCTGTGCAAAGTAATCGTATATATCTATAGCCTGTAGTGCTTGACCAAGTTTCTTCTACTACTGATGAGTCTTGCCAAGCAAAAGCAGTATCAGTTAAATCTGTATAACTAGAATTATCAGTTGAACCTTGCCACTTCCAATGTCCATGATAACCAGCGGCTGAATGACAATATATTCTTGCTCCTGTAAATACTTTTAAATTTCCACTTCCTAAATCAAGTGTAATATATTCATCAGCTGCTCTTGTACCAGAAAAATACCAACTGCCATCTGAATCAAAAGCTAACGAACCATCAACCCAATTACTTAAAGTTCCACCAGTAACCGATATATCACTTGTTACTGTGTATGTTCCTGTTCTGTCAGATGTTTGGTCTTCCCAAGCTGAAGAACCTATTGAATCATAAATAGTAACAATAGCACCACTTACTCTATCGCAAGTCGTTTGTGTTCCTAAATTCGTATCGTCTGAAAAAGTATCTATAAATTGATTTGGTAAATTAAAAGCCGCACTTGTTTCGTTAGTAGCCTCTCTTAAAGCTAATGCAGATAAATCTGATTTTAAAGGTTGTAAGTCTACTGCATCACTAGCCAAATCTGCACTAGAAATAGTACCATCAACTATTTTTGCTGATGTAATTATTCCATCTGTTATATCAGAACTTGTTAAAGGTGCTGATGTAGGTGTTTTACCTATATAAGCCATCTTATGTTATCTCCATTATAGACAATGTACCTGAAACTTTGTCAGCTATAGAACAATCTATTTTTAATTCATCTGTTGCTTCCATAACTACTTTTCCACCAGATAAAAGTTCTAATGAACTTCCTGCTGGTATCGTTACATCCTTCACTAAATAAGATATTCCATTAGTTACATCATTATCTCCACCTCTGCTTGCTGTATCACTATGTAATTCTACTTCTACAGTAACTGAAGTTGTATGAATATTTGTAAGTATTAAGCCAAGCACAACTGTTGTTGTACTTCCAGCTACTGTATACATTTCATAAGCAGTACCTGCTGAATTTGGCTCTGCTGCGAAAGTCACTACTTTGAACGTGTTAGCCATATTTTATCCTCCTAAAATTCTCTTTATATCCTATCCTAATGCAATTGCAAGCGCAGTGGGGTCCGCTGTTGAAAATCCTGCGGATGTCATATATGTTGTTAATCTTGATAATGCAGCTTTTCTATTAGTACCACCAGCACCATCATCTACTACTATTAAATCTGTAGATGTTAATGCAGCACCTATATCAGT